TAACCCTTACGAAGAACTGTTACCTTACCGCCTTTTTGTACTTCATCTTTATACTGATTAAGGTGAGTACGAGTAAGATCCTTATTAACTACGTCGTTAAGAAGAATACCTACTGGAATTTTTCCAGCAGTTGCGTCGTACTTAACCAAGTTAGTACCATCGTCCATAGATGCACCGCCACCGACGCTTGCACCATGAACAACAACGCCACCGCGAGTTGCCGTACCAGCATTGTAGAAAAAGCTGATATCGGTTTGAAGTTCATATCTATCTGGTTTTAGAGCCATAATTTAATCTCCTTGTAATTATTTGCTAAGTACATTGTTTTCGAGCCATTCAGCGACACTCGCTCTTGTGGCTGTGAGTTCGTCAGCTTCTTCAGTAGCTTCTACCAAAGCGGCTTCAGTTGTTTCGACGTTTTCGAGAGCTTCTTCAGCAGCTACTTCAGCTTCAGCTTCTTCAGCTTCAGCTTCTACTTCTACTTCTTCACTCTTAGCTGGCTTAACACCGGCTTCTTCGTCGTCTTCTTTCTTATTCTTAACAGTAGCCTTTTTCTTCATCTTGTCCATCGCTTCTATAATAGCGGCGAAAGACTCATCATCAAAAGCTTCGTAAGAAGCAAGGGATTCTTCAGCTTCTTCAGCTTCCAAACCAAGATCAAGAAGTGCAGCCTTGCGAGCTTCAACTTTCTTGTCCTTCTTCATCTTCTTAAGTTCTTCCATTTTTTCTTGAAAGTCCTTGTCTTTTGCTTCTACAGATTCATGAAGTTCAGTGTATGCAGCTTCTTTTTCAGCTACAGAAACTTCCAAAGCCTTAATAGCCTCTTCGTTTGAAGCAACGGTTTCTTCAAGCTTGGCGATTGTGTCCAAATATTCTTTGGAAGCACTTTCGTCAACCTTTGCACGAAGCTCTACGGCTTCGTCTCTAGCAGACGCTAGCTCAGTCTTTAGATCAGCAATTTGCTGTTCTAGCACATTGTTATCTGTCATAGTATTTTCTCCTTTTGACAATTTAATAACATCTACGTTTGAATTTAAAAATGCTTTGCTAGCATCCAAAATTATACTTCGAGGATTGGCGGGTTTTGAAACAAGACCTTTGCCAGAAAAAGATATTTCTCTTAAAGATCTTCCAATTTTATAACCTTCATATTCTCCAGAGCCACCATAGGCTCTTAAGTGTTTTGTGAGGAAAGAGGAATCTTCGTTTCTAGCTAAAACTTTTCCATTACCACCCTCGTCAAGTAGGGCGTAATCAAATCCAGCGAATAAACATTCCATAGAAACAAACCATTTGCCTTCTTCCATTTCAGCAATAATCTGTTGCATTCTTTCTCTATTTTCAGGATCAGTCCAGCTATTATATAATACTGCTTCTGTAACAATATCAAATTCTTGTGGAGCTTCTTCTGCTTCTATTTTGTTGCCTTCTTTGTCTACAACATAACTACCAGTGATATGACCAATGATATCATTTTCATTGTGCATGAAATTAAACTGTTTGTCTTCGGGGGTATTTCTAGCAGCCCATGTAGATTGATTGTCAAACACATCGTCGTTCTTATTCCACCCAGTGGAAACAAGAATAGACTTAATATAGTACAAATCTATTTGATGAGGATTAGCACTTTCAGCCTTCAATTTAGCAATAAAATCGCTGTCATCAATAGACTCGTCTGGACATAACAATGCCTGAGAACAATATGCAATACTTGCATTTGCTTGAACTAAATCAGCAACGCCGTCTTTTATTTCATTTTTATATATTTTCATCGAATACCTCTTTATTGGTATACACAAAAAACTGTAAAAAGGTTAGTTTTCGACAGTTACGCATTCAATATATACACCAATAACTTTCATCCTGAAGTCATCAACAGACAAACTATCCAGATTTATATCTCTAGATGTTAATATACTAGATATAGTCTTTGGTACTCGACATTGAGATTTAAGCATTTTTACAATAGTATCTTTATCAACTTCCTGTAAAGGTGAAAGGTTAGTCAATATATCTACTTTTAAGCTTTCAAGATCTTTGAACTCACCCTTAGTCAGCTGTCTCAGATTTTTCTTTCCTCTAGACCCCAAGAAAGAGGATGTAAGGACATCAGATATATAGGAAAAAGACCTATCTGACCAATACAACAGTTCTCCCAAGCTTGGAGATTTTGATCTTGGCTGTTCTGTTCTTTGTTTTCTAGGACCATCATCTTTTTTAAATAAAGGTCTGCCATTTTTAGCTTCTAGATCAGTATCCTTACTATCATCTGGAGTAGCTGGTTCTTGAACTTGTTCTTCAGATGGTTCAGCTTCTGGAGGAGGAGGAGGATGAAATGGACCAGCTTTATCTGGACCAACTGTGTCACGCTTGGCAAGCTCTCTCTTGATTCTGATGTTTTCAATCTGAGGTATTTCTTTGAATCTTTCAAGAAGAGTCTCATGACTAATAATGTCTCTATCAGCAAGTTGAATAAGAAGATTTTTCTCAGCAGCTTCGTCAGCTAATGTCATTTGGTCGAAATGTATATGAGCTTTATATCTAAAACCCATAGCCTGTCTAACGATTTCTAACTCTTTTTCCCAAAAGGTTATAAGTTGATCTCTACCGTATTGTAGTCTTTCAACTAAAGTCTTAAGTGATATAAAGTTATTTGTAAATCCACCGCCATTATTAGCCATACCAGTAAGTGTTGGCGGGACACCCAGCCCAGCGTAGATGCTATTCAATACAGAGGTATACTTTTCCGAGCCAAGAAACTTATAGACTTCGCTATTTGACTCTTGGAACGACAACTCTGGACCCCATACTAATTCCATAGTGCCACCGCCAACATTACTGGCAAGAATATCACGTAACTTATTAATTGCAGCTTTATTAGGTAAAATCTTATGATCTAGACTACCTAGAGTCCACAATCTAATATTTGAGATAGCTCCGTCAAGAGCAGACATATCAGCTAATCTCATCTTTTCTAGCATAACAATATCATCGAGGATAGCATAAATCATAGGATTGGCCCATTGTCTCCAATCGTCTTTTTTATAATAGAATATACTAAGACGCTCTGGGTCTAATGGTATATCTCTTTCTCCTCTTAATAATGACTGCTTTATATTTTGAGGTAATGTTTCCAATACGTGATTTGGAATATCCCCAGTTTTAAATTTATCGAAAAAAGAATTAGCAGTAAGAGTGTAATTCTGTCTTCCCATAAATAAAGATAATTGACCGTCTTTATTTTTTACAGTCAACGGATTGAAGAAATTATATCTCCAAGGTATTTCGTTTTTAGTCATGTTTGGAATTTCAACTTTTATATCAGAGGACAAAGCCTTCATGTAATTTTTAAGTTGAGGTGTAATCTTCGCGTGACTGCGATGTACAATAACATTACCAGCTTTATATAAATTATTAAGAAATCTCTCTGACCTCTCTTTACCTTTAACGCTTTTAAACCATTGTTGGTAGAACTTTTCGACACTCTTATCTTTGTGTACAATTTGTATACCTTGACTACCAAAGTCTCCCATTAAATCAATTATATTACGAATGATGCCTACTTTTTCATAAGCATCCATACACATCTTAATAATTCTTCGTTGTTGATTTGGAACGCCTTCGTCTGGGCGAAATGCGTAATAGTCATCTTTACTAAATCCCGGCTTAACAGAACGATGAGGCTCAATATCTATAAAGTGTCTGTAATGACTACCTTGGCTTTTACCTAGCCCAGTGTAAGCATTTATATTATCTGAAAACTGAGACATAGCTTCAGCTTTACTTTGGCTATCTTCATCTCTCCATGTTATCATGTCTTTATCGCTCATTTTTACCTCAATCAGATTGGTAATTGGATTGCATACAAATTAATACACATCTTTCATGTTATCACTAAACCATTTTGGTGCTTGATATGGAATTTCTTCTTTCCTGTCTTTAGGTTCAAAGCCTCCAGTAGCAAAACCTCCATAAAACTTATACTCCAAAGGCACAGCCGCTCTGTCTATACATCTAGCTGCCATATTAGCCATAAGCAATGCAGAGTATCTATCTTTTCTCATTTTTCTTTTCCTGCCAGTACCTACTACTACTTCTGGAGTGTCCCATCTGTCTCTACCAGAGGTGGTTTGAGTCATTTGGATCATAGCTAATTCATCCTTTAACTCCTCTAAGTCTAAGACGCACTGCTCTAAAGTATCGTAAAGCCTTTCGTTTTGTTGGTCGTCGTGTTCAGAGAAAGCCAAGCTTAGGGGGTCGAAGAATGGGAATAAGAGAACCTTATCTTCAAAGTCTTTGCGTAGACCATGATTAGACTCTGACAGCCAATCGTACTTGGCAAACTGGCACATTTCTAAAATATGTAGACCTTGCTCGTCGTCTGTGTCTTTTGGCTTATCATCGTCTATAGTAGGCCATATAGCAAGCTCTCCCTCTCTAATCTTATCTTTGTCGTGTAGGGATTCCATAACGGCAATGCCGCCACCCTGAGCGTCTAAAGCGATGTGTAGGCAGGGGAACAAGATCATAAGATCTCTTATCTTCCTAGCACAATATGAGTAGAAGTCTGTTTCTGAGGCTAATCCTTGTTTAACTTTGTCTTTATGTTCTGACCTGTTAGTAGTCCAACAATGAACTATCTTTCTGTGAGTCTTATCAACTTCTAAAATAACAATACTAAAATTATCTACTTCTGAAGCAGGGTCAACGCCAAATACATATTTCTTATCTTTCTCGCCTCTAACCATAGCTTCAAAATGTATTTCATTTCCATCCAAATCTTTGATTGTATTTTGATTTGTAATTACACAAGACTCTATAAGAGAACGCTTAAAGAATCCTTGACTATCTCTAGTAAAACAAGCCCCATATTCCATTTGGTATATGCCAGTATGAACCGTAGCCTTAGATCTTGCTACCTGATCAGCGTCCATAAATCCTTTAGGTAACAGCTCGTATGGCATTCTTACTATAGAATACTGAGTCCAATCAAAGTCCTCTGGAGGTTCTTCTCCAAAAACTTCTCTAAGTTTATTTTTGTCTCCTTGACTTTTAATAATTAATTTCCACTTTTTCCAGTAGTCAGCAAAATGATTAAAATCATAATAAGCAGTACCTGATAATATAATTTGATTGTCTTTCTTTTTCTCTTCAACAGCTTCAGAAGCTAGCTCTACTCCAAGTTCTTTAGCTTTTTTCTCAGCAGCTAATCTTTTGACATTATCAACTGGATTTGCACTAACAGCTGCAAAACCAGCTACAACGTTTTCAAATATTTCTCTGGGTATGGATGCAAATTCGTCAGCAATAATATCATTAGCACGTTGACCTCTAATCTTCTGACCGTCGCCCAAGGGTAAACAAGTTACTGTGCTATTATTAATCTTAAGAGTACACCTGTCAGTATCTCTACGTGGACCACTATCACCATCACATATATCTCTAAGTAAAGGAGAAGCTCTCCATATGGTTTCCATATATTCAAATAAAACTTTAGATTGTCTAAAAGCAGCTCCAACAACAACTACTTTTCTATTTGGCAATATTAAGGCTCTTAATATAGCATACAGAGATAACATAAAAGACTTACCAAAACCTCGACTAGCTATAAGCATAGGGAATTTTCTATTCCATAGCTCTCGTAAGAACAAAGATTGAGAAGGTAGGAGATGGGTTCCTAGTATGTGTTCACATAAAAAGGAGAAGTACTCTGGCCTAGTCATTAACCAAGTAAGTCGCAAATGAAAATCGTCATCATCAGACCTAAGTAAAGACATAGGATTAAACAGATCTGGATCTATTTCATCAAGACCAAGCCAAGCTTCGTCGATAGTTTTTATTTTATTTCTTCCCAAGACTTTACCACCTTGTCAGCAAAACCATAATGAACTGCTTCTTCAGCACTAATATACCAATCTCCAGATTTTAATTTCGTGTTAAGATAATTTTTAACTTTTGTAAAAGCACCTTTACCGTATCTGTCTACAAAGTATGTACCATTTGCACAATTTTTAGCATACACATCTAACATTACATCGCAAATAATTTTTTCATACTTCATCCAATTTTGAACATCTAAATATCCACCACCAGCGGCAGCGCTACCAAAGTGTGACATAAAATAAGTATTTGGAGTTATGTATCTAGCATCAGCTGACTGAAATATTATACTACTCATAGACTCAACTTGACCATAAGCAAGCATGGTAATAAAACATCTAGACATTGTAATAGCATCAAATATAGCCATTCCATCAGACCACTCCCCTCCAACGCTGTGTAAGTGAATAATTACGTTGTCAGAAGATTTAGCGTCTAAAGATCTAAGATTCTTTATAAAAGTATTTGACATTTTATATTCAACACCGGGATTTTCTTCGTCATTACTTCCATAATGATTATGAAGAAATATTTCTCTAGATCCTATATGGCATCCATAATTATGGTAGTCATATAATATATCTTTTTCTATGTTGTTGCTCATGCTATTTTTTTCTTCCTACAGTGTACATTTCGTTAATTCTTTTAAATAAACTACTAAGGGTAAGGAAAGCTGTTCTCTTATCGCCACAGAAAAGAATATGAATGTCATTATAGAGTTCAAACTCAATTAAACATTTAAGCATATACCTTCCCGTTATTTTTACTGAAGCTTTATTTTTAATTGGTATACGTGTCTCTTCTGGAAATTTTAACAAATCTTCCAATGAGAACTCAAGCAATAGAAATTTATGAGGGAATGGTTCCATGCGTTCTATTTCATTTATAAAAGCGTGTTTCTTAGAGCCTAAGTTGATTGCAAGTTCTTCCACGCACCCCTTTCTCTCTACGCATATCTTATCCTCCATGCCTTGTATGGAGTAATCTCCAGTGTCTAACTTATGCTCTATCATTCCAGCGCAAGTATTAAATTTACTAAAATAGTACCCATCTTGCTCACGGGTATCTTTTATTACAGTAAACTCAGGGGCTTTTTTATATTTACTCATTTTATTATTTCTCTAAATAAATGTTCGTAGTGGGATTCTTTTCCAGTTATTTCTTTGTGGCAGTACTTACATAATGTTATTCCATTTGATACTTCATACCTAAGAGCAGAAGCTCCGGTCCATTTTGATATATGATGAACTTGTAAATTTTTTTTATTTTTACATCCGGGCATTTGACATTTAAATTTATCTCTCTTTAGTACACTTTTTCTGAAATCTTTATAAATTGGATCTGAATAGTCTCTTCTCATAGTGGATAAACCTTATCTACTCTAACTAGATTTTTCATTCTTCTGCACAATAGTCTGGTTTCCATAGAATTATCTCTTGTTAATATTGCAGATTTCATCATACGAAGAAAGGAGTGGCAAGCATCATCGGGGTTGTCGGCTTCTATGAACACAGTTAAAAACGGAGTTCTGTAACCAACTAAATCTAATGGTGAAAGCTCGTTAATTACATCTAACAAGTCTACTTCTAGTTTATAATTTTGCATCCATCATGAGTTTAACTAACCCCTCCAAGTCGCATTCTGGTTTCCATCCCAGAACTTTTCTAGCCTTGGTGTTATCTCCTCTAAGATAATCTACTTCGCAAGGTCTATATAAATCTTTGTCTATAACTACATATCTCCTCCATTCTTGTATATCAGCGTAACTAAACGCTTCGTCTAAAAAGTCTTCGATAGTAAACGACTTGCCAGTACAGACAACGTAATCGTCTGGTTCGTCTTTTTGTAGCATAAGCCACATAGCTTTTACATAGTCCACAGCATATCCCCAATCTCTAGAAGCTTTTAGATTTCCTAGCCTTAGTTTTGGGAAACTTTCTCTATGAATGGCTATAGAATTATCAGTAAAGTCAACTGGGAAGCCGTCTAATGAAGTATACGATAACCACTTCTTAAAGTTTGCTATCCAGCTTACTATTTTCTGCGTGACAAAATTCTCACCTCGTCGTGGGCCTTCATGATTAAACAGAATACCAGAACTAGCATGAATGTTGTAAGCATCGCGGTATATACGAACACAATGATGGGCAGCGCACTTAGAGATTGCGTATGGTGAGTTAGGCATGAGTTTAGTTTGTTCATTTTGATATTTCACTCCATTCTTGTCTATATCATAATTACTTCCAAACATTTCACTTGACGAAGCCTGATAAAATTTTACATGATTCATATCTAAATCAACTAAAGCTTGTAGGAGATTAATGCATCCTTTACCAGTAACATCCCAAGTCAGTGCTGGTTGTTTAAATGAGGTTCCTACATGCGATTGTGCTGCTAGATTATAGACTTCATCTACATTATCGTTATCTTTGAATATATTTATAACACTACTAACATCTGTAATGTCTCCCTCGATTAAATTGAAATTTTTATTAGAAGATAGATGCTTTATTCTCTCTGTTGTGTCTACGCTGCATCTTCTAGCTACGCCTACGACTTCATAATTCTTTTCAAGGAGTAAGTCTGCAAGATGACTTCCATCCTGTCCCGTTATTCCTGTAATTAAAGCTTTCATGCTTTCTCCTTTACGATTACTGAATCTTTAATATCCCACAAAGATTCTCTCCACTCAAACATATACTTATTCATATACTTGACATCTAGTAGAGGATTCCTAGTATTATCTATGCTTCCCTTGTCGCTAATAACAAATTTAAATTCCTGTATAGGTACTACTTTAGAGGGAGGATTATAATGATAATATTTATTTAGGTAGCTCTCGTCATTCACCCCCGGCTCATACTGCAAAGCCTTGTTGTGTTCTTGCCACTTCTTAATAGTCCTGCATAAAGTAAACATATTTTCCTTAGTGCCACCCCAGCAACAACCCATGTAGTACATTTGAGGGAGGTCAGTATCTAGAGGTATATATGCAGAAGAGTTTTCATATCTGTCATAATCCTTTCTGTCTTTCATCCACGTATTATTCCCAAAGTGTTCAGTCCCCACCATGTCTCCCACAAACCAATCCTCGAAAGGCCGCTTAATATTTGTATCCGCATCAAAAAAGTATAGATAGTCTAAATCCTCGTTATCCAAAGACAGTACGTTATCGAACTTAGATTCTACAGCTTCTACCCAATCCTTATGTTGCACGGGATGGTGTTTGCAGTTTATAGAATTTTTTAAGTAAATAAGGGGATTATTATTAGAGAAGAAATGAAAAAATATATCATTGTTACCTACGTAATAGTGATTAAACCTATTCATGAATCTAATGCCTAGTGGGAAGTAAGCATTACTTGCTAATATTACTATTCCTATTTTCATTATTCTTTATCCTTTACCATGCTTACAAAAAACCAAACCACTAACAATTCTAAACCAATAGCTAAACTCCAGCATGGTAAAATTACCAAAAGTGATTCTGGGTTCATGTTAATCCTTTACTGTGTCTGGTGTTAAAAAAGGTTGATCTACAGTTCCGTCTTCGTATTTATGATAGTGAGATAGTCTCTCTTCTTCTTTTTTCATAGACAGTTTCATCTTTTCCATTTGTATGCCATATCTCTTGACTAGCTCTGGGTCTTGCATAAGAGAACCTATCCAGCTAACAAAACTGGCCTTGCTGTCCTCAAGGCGTTTAATTCGCTGCTCACGGGTTCCTTTCATTTCTTTTAGCATTGACCCCTTCTTAGCCTGCAACTCTCTGTAATCACGATTTAAGCTTTCCTGCGATGCTCTCAGAGAAGCGGACTGTCTTTCGAGATTAATAATATAATCAGTGTCTTGCTGGTCCTTATCTCTACTGCGTTCATCGGAAATCATAGTTGAGTAAGTATTAAGTTGGTCTATATTCTGTTTATTACTTTTTAAACATCTATTCATGAGTATCTCTAGTTTGATAACATCTATTACCTGTAGTTCTTCAGTGGGGAATACATCATCTTTAAACTGAGTAATAATACGTGACCAGTGATATTTAAACAACTCTAATTCATCGTTGGTAAACTGGGCCTTTAGCTCTATCCAATAGGGGCGTTTCTCTAAACTGAATGCAGCTTCTTCTTCATTAGTAATACCTACGTTAAGTTCTCGTTTGATATAATTGTGAACTGAGTCTGGATTTCTATTTAGTTTATTAGCTATATCATCAGCGGTCATGCTGTCTAGCATAGTGGCAATCTGGCGACCTTCTGATTTAGATATTCTACCTGTCTTCATTTATCTCTCCATTAAGTATATCTCTAAGAGTATTTATTAACTCTTCTCTTTTAGGCTTTGTAATAGATACATTATTTATAAACTTAAGATAAGTCATACGTAGATTAGCTGGTAACTTTTCTTCTATAATCTCTTTCATCTCAGAGTGGAATATTTTATCTTCTATAGTATCATCAGTGTCTACTGCTATGTCTTGAGTGGGCATGGGAGAAGGACACATGACCTTTTTCTTGTCGGTGTCAGAACTTTTACAGTAATTATCTCTAATAAAGTTTTTAAGCCTATTAGATAAATTAACAGCAAGGAAGTTTTCCAGTGGGCGTTTTTGATCATAACGATTGAGAGCGTCTAAGCATATAATGAAAGCTTCTTGCTTGATATCATTTACATCGTAACCAGAGAATGAGTATTTAGGGGCGATTCTGTCTACAACAAGATTTATCTTTTCTAATGTCTCCTCCTCTGACATATTTTTAGGTATCTTCATTGTATGATAAAGTCCTCCAGTGTTTTCCATCAAATAACTTCAAACACTTAGACTTTTTATCGTAAATAACAGCACCCTCTTCTTCGACCTGTTTAGAATTTGAATGTAACACTAGAGTATTAGATTCAACGCGAGTACAGAACAAAGAGGAAGACCTTAAAGAAAGTTTCCTAGAAGTCTTAGCCAGTGAATCAAATACAGACTTGGCAAAACTTTTTAATGAGAAAACTTTAGTGAATGGTACAGATTGGAGATTACCGTCTACTACGCCTAAACAAGATTCATCTTCCACATATACAGAAGTGGGACCATCTTGATTGGTGCATGGTATTGTATTGGCATCAATCATTAGTTGTAAAGCTTTCTGTGGTGGATATGGAGTAACGTGTATGTGCGTGTACTCTTCTTCCAAGAAAGTTGTAACAACTCCTGTGTTATTTATAACATTACCTTCATGATCTACCGCAGTTAAAGCTAAGAAGCGTTGAAGGAAGGATTGACCATCTTCTTCAACTACACACCCAAGCCCAACCTCGTTGTGCTGTAAGTGGGTTCCTTTGAAAATCATTAATTGATAGTAAAATTTAGTATCAAGTCCAAAGTTTTTTATAAAAGTGTTATCTGGGTCAAGTTGATTAGTTTCATTTATGATATATTTTTCATGTTTAACTAGATCGTCTTCTACAGGCTTTGAGCCAAGAAGTTTCATTTTGGTGGATTCAGCGTCATCAAAAGTACATTTTTCAAGAACTATTTTGTTGACGACCTTTAATTTCATGTCCGCAGGTTTCATCTTGTTCCTCCTCTATCTCTAGCAGATTAGCTAAAGATTTGTCTTGTTGATTTAAGTCCTTCTGTAAATCTAGCTCAAATTGAGCAGTGGCCTTGCATTTCAATTCACATTCTAATTGTTTTTTATCGCTCATAATATTTCTCCTTACTCAAATTATACACCTAAAAGCGTAAAAAAACAAGCGTTAAGGGGTCAAGGGAGAGGATAGGGTTGTACTTTTATATTTACATTCTTAATTGTGTATGAACCACCACGGCTTTTTCTGGCGCAAGTAGCGGAAAATATCTCTGAGATAAAACTACCCCAGTACATATATTTAAGAGAGCCTGCCCGCAAACCCGTAAGTCGTTACTGGCAAAGGACTTACGCGCACTAAAATAAAATAAAAAAATATCTAATAATAGTTAATTTAGTACTTGACAAATGCCGATACTATGTATATACTTAGGATATAAGAAACAAACAATCAACCAAAGGAATTCACAATGAATATCACACAAAGAAATCGAATCGCTAACAATCTTAAAATCGTAGACGTTCACAATCGTCAAGTAGTAGTAACAACCGATACCAACAAGGTAATCGGATACGCTAAGAATGGCAAGTTTGCACAAGATCCACTAGTAGTACGAACATTACAGAATAGCTACGATCTTAACCGAGTATGGGGATTAGGTTAATTCCTCTTGACAGATTAAAGTTTC